CTCCACGCCAAAACACTTTCGTCGTTATAGTATAAAATGTTACTGTTACGCCTTCTCCATCCATGAGAATCGTGCCATGACCTATGAGTGCATTCACCTTTTATAAAAACCCAAACGTACTTAATATCTTCTGGCAGATCATCAGGATTCTTTCTTAAGTCATGCCATCTATACTTTTCTTTATATTCTTTTAACTCTTTCAATTCTCCCAGCCACTTCGCAAGTTGCTCATGATTTAAGGCACAGTCAATCAATCCATCAAGTTCTTCATCGTCTGGATTCGCATGACACAACATGGCTTCTGTGTATTTCTTTGTTGCCATATCATTTGCGCATTTGATAGTTTCTTCTAAATTCATTTGTTTCTCTCCTCTCTAATCAATATCTGCGATACTCTCTACAAAACAGTTATAATAAATATATCTCTTACCTTTGTAGTCAAACTTGACATATCCACCATCATTTGTATCAATATCAATTTTTCCTTTATATTCAGCAATCTTCTTACCGTCTGCCGTGTATACTGTAATGACTCTATTCATACCACCATTCCAATTGCTTTTCATATCAACAACTCCTCTTTTGAATCCTGCGGTACATCCTGTCATTGATCCTAAGCAAATCGTTGTTCCTAGAACCGTTGCCAAAATTTTCTTTCTCATTTATTTCTCTCCTTCTTCTTTATAGTAATATCCATACAAGCAGCAATCTCCAGAATCCCAAGTGTCGTAGTAATTACCATCTGAAATCGCAACCACATGATTTGCAACATTTACTAAGTAATTACCTTGTTTATGATCTTTTGCAAAACTTTCAACTGTTGGTCGTTTAGATCCTTTTCGGTTGCTAATACCTTGATAAGCAAACCCATTATCGAATAAATATTCTTCGTAACATTTCCGCTCTGATGGCATACACTGCATATCCCTTGCGTATGGTAACAAATCATCAAATATCGCTAACCACTCTTTATTAAGAACTTTTGTTAATGCTCTGATCACGCAATCTGAATGATTATCTTTTGTATCTTTATCGTTTGGTTGATAATATCTGTAAATTTTATTTTTCATCCTCTCACTCCTTTACTTCATTTTCTTGAAGTTTATCTTTCATTTGTTGAATATAATATACCACTTCTTGCAGATAGTGTCAATACAAAATCTTCAACTTCTTGAATATTTTATTTTACATCTAGTATGTAATATGCTACAATATAGATGTGGAGGTATATCATATGATAAGTTATAAACCGCTTTTCGTTACTTTAGCGAAAAAGAGTATGACAAAATCTGATTTGCGAACCGCATTGCATATGAGTCCTGGTACTATTGCTAAGATGGCAAAGCACCAATATATCAGTCTCGAAAACATTGACAAAATTTGCTTATATCTTGATTGCAAAGTTGAAGATGTTATCGAGGTCATACCAAACGATTAATCAAAAAGACTTTGACCATTTAGGTTGAGGTCTTTTTTAGTGGAAACAACAGGGATCGAACCTGTGTCAGCAATTTATATGTGATGAAAAATTAAAATGTAAATAATATAAAAATACTTATACGGAGGTAGAAAAAGAATGTTATGTATTGCCTGCTCTCCCAACTGAGCTATGTTTCCATAACTGGCACTTTATACAACTATATATAGTGGCTTGATAATTGAATAAACACTATATATTGTGGTTTATAGTGCCATAAAATGCCAGTTTTATGTTTGTGAAATTAATTTTTGTAGATGAATTTATTCGTTATTTGCGAGCATTTTTCATCTGATCTAATATGGCTTTAGCTTCTTGCTGTCGCTCTTCTTGCTCCATATGATAATCCAATGTTTCTGCACTAGATTCATATGTAATAGCAACGCCTTTGGCTTGTTCGCTAAGTTTCTTTGCTCCTTCTCGAACCTCTTCCAATCCTTCCTGAGCAGCATTAGAACTATTGTATTGATCTAAATTTTTCTGCAATTCTGCAATCTGCTGATCCGCTTCCATCTGGAGAACCACAGTATCTTTTTCGCCTTTTAACTTAATGAGCTGATCATATGCTTGGTTTTTAATTTCTTCTTGTTTATCTTTTGTGGATTGCAACTCTGGGATTTTCTTTTCGTACACTGATTTCTGTGCCTTTAGCGTGGCTAATTTTTGAGCATAATACATTGCTTTTTTGTCATCGTTGTTATCAATGTACTGGTTGATCATTGCCTCGGTTTTAGAAATTTCTTCTTTAGTTTCTTTGAGATCATCTTCCATTGTTGCTAATCTACCAGCCACCGTTGTGTATGTACCCATTGTTTTCTTGTAAAAGTCCTGTTTCTCTTTAATTGCAGTATTATATCTGGCTCTTGCTCCCTCTGGGGTCATTGCATTTTCTTTGATTTTCTCTGTAACTGTTCCAGATGCTACATTTTTAATCTGCTTTCCATTTTTAGTAAATTGTAAATATGCGATAATCGCTACAATTACACAAATAATAATAATTGTCATAATAATTTCTCCTATTAGAACTCACGGTAATCTGCTGGCTCTGGTGTTCCAAGATTTTCATTATCTGTAGATTCTACTTCGTTATCTTCAGAAACAAAATCTTTTAACATCTTTGCAAGATCAACACCTGTAGATCCTTTAACACCATCTGATACCTGATTCACAACATTCATAATATCTTTTGTTAATTTTGTTGTGTTTCCTTCTCCATACATAGTGATACTTCCTACATTTCCTAATGGTGCGGCTGCATTTTTAACTGCTTCTGGGAACATCTGACACATCATTTCTACAATAGATGCTTTACCCATCTGTTTCATAGCTTCTGCTTTCTTTTCGATTGCTTCTGCTTCAGCAATACCTTTAGCTTTGATTGCTTCGGCTTCTGCTACACCCTTTGCACGAATACCTTCAGCTTCCTGCTCCATAGCATATTTTGTAGATTCGGCTTCTTTTTCTTTGGCATATTTGTTAGCTTCAGATTCTTTCTGTTTCTTGTATAAGTCTGCATCTGCTTTCTGCTGTGAAGCATATCTTTCAGCCTCTGCCTGCTTCTTGATCTGTGCATCTAATGTCTGCTCTGTTACCTCAACGTCTTTGCGTTTCAGTTCAATTTCCTTTTCCTGACGCATAATATTAGCATCCGCAGTTACAACTTCAATTTCTTTACGTGATTTTTCTTCCTGGATCTTGTATGCTGCATCTGCCTCAGCTTTCTTTGCTTTTGAAATCTTTTCAAGTTCAGATTTTTTAATCTCCAAATTGTTATTCTTTTCTGCAATCGCTGTTGCTGACTCTACCTTTGCATCATTTGCTTCTTTTTCAGCCATTGCTTTTGCTTTTTCAATATCTCTTTCGCTTTCAGCTCTGGAAATCGCAGCCTTCTTCTTGATTTTAACAACATTATCTACACCAAGATTTTCAATAACATCATTATCATCCATAAAATTCTGAACATTAAAACTGATAATATCTAATCCCATTGCAGCAAGATCTGGCTTCGCATTTTCTGTAACAAGCTGTGCAAATTTCTGACGATCAGAAACCATTTCTTCGAGGCTCATCTTTCCAACGATCTCTCGCATATTACCTTCAAGGACTTCTCTTGCGACCTGTCCAATATTGCCTACTGGCTTATTTAAGAAGTTTTCTGCTGCAAGTTTTAATCTTTCTGGATTACTGCTAACCTTTACATTGACCGCTGCATCTACATTGATATTGATATAATCTGCTGTAGGCACAGAGCTTGATGTCTTAACATCAATTGGAATTAACTCAAGATTAAGATGATCTGCTTTTTCAAAGAATGGGATTTTTAACCCTGCCTTACCAATTAATGTCTTAGGTGTCTTTCTAAGTCCAGAAATAATATAAGCTTTATCTGGACTTGCTTTGACATAACCGCTACCGATAATAGCTCCTACGCCACCTACCGCAATAACCACTGGTACCACTGTTCCAATTACTTCAATCATAAATATCTCCTTTGTTATAAAATTTATTTATCATAACACCATATATAGATGTTATAATCTTGTTATTAAATACACCCACCACATGAGTTAGGACGAAAATCCTCTTCATTGATTGCTTTGAAGATCTGACGCTGAACATCAATATCTGTTGTAATTTCATCTAACCAATACTTATTAGACTCAATCCATTCATCTTGTTTCAGTCCGTCATAATATGACTCCCATTCTTCAACCAAACCTTTGAACTACCATCTCTCATATTTCTTATATGTATTCATAGGTTCTGTGCGTAAGTCTTCTGGAATCTTATCGGTAACATCTTTGCCATCAACATAAAGCTTCCATTCTCCAATACAGAGTGCAAAACCACGACCTGTCCATTTTGCTTTAACTTCCATATTTAATCATCCAACTCCATTCCTGCCTCGATCCACATGCCAGATATAAATTTAGGCATTGGAGCAAGTTTAAATACATTCTTCTCATGCATTTCATCAATAATCTGTCTCACTACTTTATCCTTGCATTCACCTGTTCTGATATATTCATCCAACACTTCGTATGTAAATCCAAGATTATCTTCATCTGTCTTGCCACATAACCCATCAGTAGGAGTTTTTTCGATTAACTCTGTTGGAAGTCCCAGAACTTTACCAATTGCTTTAACTTCTGTCACAGTCAGATCACTTAATGGACTAAAATCTCCAGCCGAATCTCCATATCTTGTTGCATATCCGACCCAATCTTCAGAAAGGTTACAGGTATTGGCAACCCTACCATCCATACTTTGTGCAAACGCATATAATGTTGCCATTCGGATACGAGCAGGTAAATTAGTAGCACTCTGCTTACTCCATTTACCATTTAATACGCTTGATACTTCATGCTTGATACTTAAACATGGCTCGTAGATATTAACCGTATAATTGTCAATTCTTAAGTGATCACATAACATTCTTGAATATTCAATGTCTGACTGATCTCCCTGTGGCATCATAACACCAATAACTCGATCTTTACCTAGTGCTTCGACACATAAGGCAGCGACAACTGATGAATCTTTACCTCCTGAAATTCCTACAATGGCATTACATCCTTTACCATTAATTTCAAACCAATCTCTGATCCACTGCACTAATTTGTCTTTGGTTTCTGCTGCATTAAAACTCATGTTCTATAACCTCCATAATTCTACATTACAATCTTTAAATTCTTCTTCAATAATATTGGCGACATCACTCCAATCAGATCCTCCACGGCAACATCCAATTTTATATGGCATAGCGATTGTTTGTCCAAAGTTATTGTTTTTCTCATGCACCATTCCTGCAAGTTTTTTAAAGCACTGTCTCAAAGCTTCATTTGAAGTATACTGCTTGCCGTCATATCCATAACTCTTTTGAGCAAATAAATTACAAATCCATTGTGTTTCCCTGAACCCTTTTACTTTCATACCACACCAAATATCTCCTGGTTCATGTCCAATAAATTTTGAATTCACTGGTATGATCTGTACTTCCCCTAACATATCTTCCGAAGCAACTTTTTCATATTCTTTATATACATGCGGATATTTTTGTCGTACCTGTAACGCTACCCCAGATCCCATTTTTCCTGCACAATTTACTTGATGACAAATAAATTTCGCATTTGTATCAAACAAATCGCCTTCAATAATTTTAATCATTAAAATTCTCCTGCGTTTAAAACTCTTCTAATTTCCTGTAATGACTGTTCTTTTACCAATTTGCCATCTCTAAATACTGTCTCAAGCAGATTATTCATTGGAAGATTTTCTGAAGTATATCCATCTTTAAATGTCAATTTACCGTCTGATTCTTTATAGACATGACATAAACCTCTCTGAGATTTCTTAAATCCACCATCTTTCGGATTCTTAAAAATTGGATATGGTTTGCCATCAATCTCACAATACGTTGCTTTGATACAGCTACTGAATGTGTCTCTTGTAAATGGCTTCAAAACTCCATCTTCTTCGATACACTGGAATGAGAATGATCCTACGCCAAGTGCGACATTGCTTGCTGCGAATCCATTCTTCTCTAAGATGTCATAAATCTGCTCACATTTCTGCACTGTAATTGAGTCTCCATAAATTGCTTTTACATGAGGATCTAATACTTTATATCCTTTACTATTCGTAGTTCCGCCAAACTCTTCCCATAACTTGAATACCGTTCTGGTTACTACATCTACACAATCTCCTGAATCTCCTCTTACAAGAAAACATCCATTATGATTCATGATCTCATTCTTGAGTTTTGGAAGAATATTCTCTACAACGTTCCAATAATCATATGAATCCAATACTGCGGAGAAGCTTGTGTTTGGATAAATCTCTGTAAGTAATCTTTGAATCAGAGTCTCTTCATCTCCGTCAATCGCATAATTACTACACATAACCGAATGCTCAGTAGACGGACTACCAAAAGCAACTGGTTCTTTCGTACAATCACAGTTATAATTTCTCTCTAAATATGGAATTGTTGGAACCGTAGCTGTATTTAAGAATGATAAACACCATCCTGCCCCTGCTTTAACCGCAGACTGCAAACATTCTTCACCACGAAAATCGAAAGCCCCTAATGCCTTAGATTTTGGGATATCATCATCGCAAGTCATTTCATAAAACTTATTAACGATCCGTCTATATGTATGCCCGACAGTCGCAGCTATCATCGGATGCCACATTTCTGCTGAAATTAAACTTTCTAATGCCTGTGGTAACCATGCAAAATCTTTGTGAGTATTCTCAATACTAAACATCGGCACATGCATTGGTACTAAAGTTCCTTCAGGAAGAGCCTTAATCTCAATTGGAAGATAGCCAAGATCATATAAATCTTCGATTTTCTGTAATCCATATGTACCTTCTCCAAGAGCTGCATCCATTACTGTCTTATAAGTACCAATTGCTTTGTTTCTATATTCAAAGAAAAAATACTCATTAAAATAATCGACCAAATACTCTTTAATGAATCCTTGTAATCCAAACATGGCTACTTCATTCCATCGTTTTACTCTGCTCATACGTGGAGTAAAATAAGAAACAGATTTTGTAATACCTTTTGGTAACATTTCAGCATGAACTGCTTTATAAAAATCAATTAATAACATTGGATTTGTCTGTTTCATAAATCTAACACCTCAACTTTCTCATGTTCTTTTGTAAAAATACTACGTGTCGTATACACTTTTTTAAACAAACTATCTTCCTTTAGTAATTCGCCATCAAGAATTGTATTTTCACAGTGACTAACGTATAAATACATATCTTTACAACCGTATTTGTTTAATTCTTTTGATCCATAATAGAATGTGCCACCCTTACTACAAATATCATCAATCATTAGAATTGCTGTATTCTCATCTAATTTATCTGTATCTCCATGAATCTCAATACCAAGAATTTCTCCTGTCTTCCAATCACGATTTTTAATTCCATAGACAATCGGATAATCATCTGAGACAAATTCAGAATATCTTTTTAGTGATCCGCTATCTGGGAAATAAATTACGAGATTTCTTGATGGCTCTGTTTTAAGGACTTTGCTACAAGTTTGTGTGATATATGATGCTCCACGGATTACTTCTACATGATTAATCAGTGCAGTAGATACATCGGAATGTGGATCAGTTACAACCACTCTTACAAAATCCAGACCATTAATAATTTCCGCAAAATATTTTAATGTAAAGCATTCATATGAATCTTTGACTCTGTCAAATCTTGCATTTGGTATATATGGCATCATTAACGCCTGTTGCAGCTGTGGGAAATTCTCTCTAATACTTTCTGAGATACAATATAACGAAAATAATTCTTTGTCTGATTCATACAACCATGTAATATATACCGTCTTATTTTCTATAATCTCTCGATGCATCGCTCCTAACGGTAAATCAATTTTCTG